AAGTACGCTTTTTATTTGCGGGCGTATGTCTACGGTGTATCTTATTTTAGGTGGGAATTTTTTTGCGTCAAATACTCTATGACAAATTGTCTCATCCTCAAGTCTAATAATTAAATTAAAAACTTCAGGACCATCAGTATAGGACGTTTCAAGTACTGTTGGGTCTTCCATAATTTGGAACATATTGTCCATCATATAACTGACAGTTCTCATTTTTAAATCGTACTCAAGTTCTTCTTTGAACTTTTTAAGGTACTCATAAACCTCAAGCGAATTTTTTGCTTTTGGGTTATACCCCTTAACGTTAAAGAATCTTTGAACTACGATGTTGTCATTTAGTGACAATAAAAATTCCATCTTTGTAATTTCATTTTGCTCTTTCATTGTTTTTTATTTTTTGTTATTGTAATTTCTTTTTTCTTTTCTTGTTAATTTTAAAAATGGTCTCATGAAGTTAATCCAAGCATCGTCCCTGTTTGAAAGGTACTTAAACAAACCGTCTTCTATCATCATTCTCATTAGATTTTTGTATCCTCTTTCAGATGGGTCTAAAGTTTCCTTATAGTAGTCTTCTACTATTCGTCTAGCTTCTTCTGTAATGAGGGGATTAGATAGGTCAACAATCTGTTCATTTATTTTGAAAAACTCATCTCCATAAATTCCTGTTTTTGTTTTACCCGTTAGTAGATTTTTAATAGTTGTGTTGTTCTTGTCTGACTCAAATATTTGTTCAGCTCTTTAAAATATCGTTAAAAGATACCTCATTTTCAAGTATTTCAGGAAATAATTTTACCAAAGTTTTTTCACCCAAATAATATATTCCATCTATATTATCTGATTTATCTCCTGACAATATCTTAAATGTTTTTACATTTTTATGAGGAAACTCATAATCATAAATTTTAATTTTATCACCAAACTTATATAGTTGTTTTGTATTTGGTGAGTATACAGAAACTTTTTCAGATATTAATTGTGTTAAGTCTTTATCTCCTGAAAAAATAATCTTTTTTTCATCTTCAGATATTTGGCAATAATATGCAATCAAATCATCAGATTCGTTTCCGTCAACTTCAATTTGACGAATAAAAACTTCTTCAAGGTATTGTTTAACTCTATTCTTTTGATATGTAAAAGAATTTTGTTTTTCCTCGGTAAAGTCGTTTTTCCTATTCTCTTTGTATTTTGGGTAAATTAGTTTTCTTGCAGATGAAGACTCTCCTCCATCCCAACATACAATTACTTTATCAAAGTTATACTCCTCAATAAATTTACGTAAAGTATTGATAAAGTGATATATACCACCAATGTGAGTATTTTCGTGATATAATGTTTTTGCTCCGTGAAAACCTATTTTTAATAAATTATTTCCGTCAACTAATAATGTTTTTGTCACAAACCTTATTTAAAGGGTTACTTAATCTTCTTTTTCTTCTGTTAATACAAAGTCACCTTCACTACCGATAATATTTTTCCAATAATCGGCATATTCTTTTTTGTAAGATTCAATTGATGCCTTTTCTTCTGCTGTGTCTTTACCTGCCAAGAAACCGTGTGGAGTAACAATAATTTTTCCATCATCAAATCCAAGTCCATTAATGTGGTTTTTCATTACTGAAATTTTACTTCTAACTGCAAATTTTACAGAACGCTTGTCTTTGGTTGCGGTAATTTTTGTAGTACCTGCACCTTTTTGATTACCAAATAAGAATACAAGTGAAGAGTTGAGCCAAACAGATTCACCACCTTTAGCCTTAATTTTTGGTTGTCCAAATGGATTATCAGGTAACTCAACCCAAGGTTGGTTAATGATAATTAAAGTATTTTCATATGGTGTATCTGCCTTTCTTGAACCTGAAATTCTTTGGTTGATTCCCATACCAATCTTATCAGATAAAACAGACGCATTGTGTTGTTTACCTCCTTTACCTTCATAAGTCATCTTACAAGGTACTGAACCAACTGAATCCCAAATAAAACACAAACTATAGTTTAAATCACCCTTTTCTTGTGCATCTAAAAGTTCATTAATATAGTCTGTAATTTGTTCAATATAACTAAAGTTATTATTGAAAAGAAAGAATCCGTCCCAATCCATTTCACCTGTTTCTTTGTCTGTAACTTCTTCACATTGAAATCCCATAAGTTTTGCGTGGTCAAAACTCCATTTTTGTTCTGTAATTATGAACACAGGTAAAATCTCTTTTCTTTGTGCATCAACCGCAGCTTTGATAGCCGCAGTAGTTTTACCTGTATCGGAATGACCTAAAAACATATTAATGTGACCAATTGCGGGTCCTGGAAGTCCAACAGCATCTAAAAAGTCCTTACCTAAGTCTAAGAATCTCTGAGGTTTGTATTTTGCTGAAGTTGAAAACTTCTTTTTTATATCTCCAAAATTATTTTTCTTAATTCCTTCCGCCATTTTTGTTTTTAAGTTTTTTAGAATGGTAAATCTTCACTTGGTTCGTCGTCCATTTGTGGGTCAACATAATCTGATGATTTTGAACCACCAATAGAGGTTTCAGATTCTACATCGTCACCATAAACATATCTACCTAACTCTGTGTTCCATTTTGGTGTGAATCCATTAGCGATAGCTTCCAAATATTCAACAGGTTTTTTAGAATAAACATCTTGCCATGTCATAGCATCTTCAATCCATTCTTTTGCTGTTTCAGCGTCTTCGTGAAGTTTGCAAGCATCGTCTTGCATAATTGTTTGAATTACAGTATATTCTTTTCCTTTTGGAGTTTTAGCTTTCGCCAATTCAATGATTAAGTCTCTACCGTTATCAGGGTCTGTGATGTCACCCTTAGCTCTCCAAATTGGAATAATTTTGTCAAGAACTCCTTCGTTTTTGTAGTTGTGCTTAAATCTCCAGAATTTAACACCTTCATCTTCCGCATCACGGTCAATTACTTTTACGATGTAAAACTTTCTTGATTTATAATTTTTAGCTAATTCTTTATCTGTAGCCTTACCTGTTGATTCAAGTTCTTCTTTAACTTCATTCAAAGGTGAACGCTCATTATCATTCATTCCTGGGTCATACAATTTAACCCATTTTCCATCAACTTGGATTTCGTGAAACCAAACTTCTTTAAAAGGAGATGAACCGTCTGGTGTTGGGAGGATTCTGATTCTTTTTGACCCCGTAGATTTACCTTGTGGTAAAATAGCTGCGAAGTATTTTTTCATTCTCTCTTCTTGTGGCATTTTAAAAGGTGAGGGAGAGTTACCTTGTTTTGATTTTTCGTACTGTTCAAGAACTGCATCTAGACTGTTGTTTTTTGTCGCCATTGTTAAATAATTAAATTGTTAAAAGTTAATAAAATATAATAAGAAAATATAACACAAAATAACACGTTTGTCAAATAAAAAAGGTCGTTATTTTTATTAACGACCTTTTGTTTTTGGTTTTGTTTGTGTTATTTATTTCTCATTTTAATGTCTTGTGGGTTGAATACATTAAAACTATCTTTTATCTCGTTTGGTTGAAAATCTTCAACTTCATCTGTTGTTAGAGTGTACTCTTTTCCTGTTTCCTCCATTTCAGGTTCTTTGTCTTCAAAAAAATCTGTAAGTTTTTGATTAAATGGATATGAATCTAAACTCCTAAGTTCTAGTTTTTCTTCAGGTGTTTTCTGTCTATATTTTTCAATTTTTGCTTCGATATCATTTAACTTATTGATAATACTATCCATTTCACCCAATTTAGATTGTAAGCTCTCAAGTTGTCCAAATAAATTGTTAAAATATTCATCTTGTTTTTGCTCAATATTCTTTTGAGAATCAACTAGTTCTGTTACGTCTAATTCATCAGTTCCCTCACCTTCTTCTTTGTTTTCAGTACCTTCCGCCCCTAATTTTTCAACATCAGGGTCATTAGCAACATCAACAGGTGTTGGTGCTGCTCCACCAGCAGCGTCTGGTGCTGGAGGTGGTGGTACATCTCCAACAGGTGGTGCTGGAGGTGGTGGTGCGTCTAACGCTTCTTGTTCTAAAATATATTGATTTATTTTATTATATTTTGCAATCTCTTTTAGAATTTTTTTATCTATACTCATTTTTTTATCCATTTAATAGTTGTTTGAAACCTTGTGGGGTTTCAACTTGAACTTTTTTATTTTTATTTACCATGTAATCCACTCTTTCAATTAATCCATCTTTCATTCTTACTTTATAACAATCTCCAGTATCTAAATCGCAAACTTCTTTAAATCCATCTTCGGATTCTTTTTCTGTGTATCTAGTTTTTTTACCTAGATAATTATTTAATGTTTCTTGAATACTCATACATTTTTTATTATAAATATATTGATGTATTAAAATATCTCGCCAAACAATCGTTTAAATTCATTATAAGCACTTGTAATAACTTTTTTAGTGTCTCCTGATTGGCTATTGTCATCTATAAATGTTTTAACAAAACTATCATCTTTAGTTGTTTGCCAATATTTAACATATAATTCAACCATTGTTTCAATTTCTTTTGTTTTTTTAATCTTATCTGAATAAAGAAATCTCTAGTAAAGTTTACCATATTTGTAATATTTTCAAAAACTGCTAAAGGTACTCTATCTCCCAATATTTTCACACAAACATATCTATTTGTAAAATAATTTTCAAGACTTCCGTAAGCGGCTTTATTTCCAGGTATAGTTTTATCTAAATTATATCCTACAAAATTATTTCCAACTGCTTTATATCCACCATTTTTATAAGATGAAGCATATATAATTGTGAAAACAATAAATTGTAATCTCTTATCTGATATATTGTTTTTAATTTCTGATACTATAGTTGATGGTTCTAATGTGGTTACTTTAGTATCTTGATTATTATCCGACAAGATATATCTAGTTCCACCACCTCTTACTAAATCACGATTACTTGGTGCACAATCAGCTTCTGTTTTTTCCTTTTGTTCGGAATTTTGTATTGTTTTTAAGTTTTCAACATATACGCTTGTTGATAATGGTTCGGAGGCAATTTCTCTTCTTAAATCTTCAATTATTTTTGACAGATAATTTTTATAAATGTTTTGTAAGAAATCCTCAATTTCAGGTAAAGAAAATTTAGATTGTCTAACCCCGCCAAATGTTGTCTCAAATCTACCAGGACCTATTACGTGTTCAACATTTAATATCATATATGGACCATTAAACATTGGGACGTGTCTTAAATTGAAATACATTGTTGGCTGAATCATTGCATTACCCATTGATTGAACTGTACAAGTATAACTTCTACTTTTATATAAATTGAACAATGATACATTCTGTGTTGCGGTTTGTTTTCCTGATGCGGAATTAGCCATCATGTCTAATATTTTTAATGATTCACTGGTTGCCTTTCCTGGGTCTTGTCCAACGATAACATTACTAAACATATTTTGGTTTCTAATTCCAACATCAACATTAAATCCACAAACTTTATTTGATAAAGCCCAATCTCTCTTACCTATTTGATTTTCAATTAATGGATTATCAGAAAATCTTCTTAAATCAAAGGAGTCTGACCCCCATCTATAATCCGCATTTTCAATTTCTAAGTGTTCACTTGTTTTATCAACATAAAAACAAACAAGTTTTGGAGATGAGTCTTTGATGTCAACTGTTTGGTGAGCCCCAAACATTGTGTTTGCAAACTCTAAACTACCTTCAATCCTTGGAACCGCGTCTCCTGACACATCTTGTATATTATAAAAATTTACATAAGAAGGTACGCTCATAATTACAAAGTTATTGTCTTGAATTAAGGTTAGTAGATACATCATAATTTTACTATCCATTCCGACATCTTTAAGTAACGTTCTTAATTTAAAGATATCAACAAAAACTCTGTCACCAATATTTCTACTTGCTCTATCTAAGAACAAAACGTCTTCAAATAATGTTTTATTATTAAAATTGTTTCCCGCAATCCACTTATCGTTTAACGCCTTGAACATTTCCCAAAGTTCAACTCTGGTTTGTTTACCTTGATACTCCGCGCCTTTATTTCTAATTTGTGTTAAGTTTGAAAATGACGTTAAATAAGTTTGTAATTTTACAATAAATTGATTGAAAGATGCGTTTCTAAATTCGTCCATATTATTAAAATATGTTTTCATTAAATTAATAAAAGACGCTCTATTTAAAGAAGGGTTTAAATATTTTTGAGTACCATATATTTTAATAAGTGGTGCTAAAATTCTAACGTTTTCAGGACTAAACTCAATATCCATGTCAATAAAGAAATCCGTTAACGTTGACCCCACATTGCTATATTCAATCCCATCTATTGATGAAAATCCAACACTTGTTAACATTTCTTTCCAAGCTGGTTGGTTAAGGTTCACATAATTTGCAAGTGGTATTGTGGGAGATGATGTTTTTGTTGGTAATTGTCCTGAACTATCACCATATGAACCAAATCTGATTGGGTCTGCAATCCCATTATTTTCAGGGTTTACACTACCACTATCTAAATTAAGCACTGATAAGAATACTCTTCTATCCATAAATGATGGGTTACCATATTTGATAACAACATCATAATTCAAAAATCCATTTATTTGATTTTTCATTACATTGAACTGTTCGTTCTGTAATGTTTGTATTGTGTTTTCAGGATTCTGATTTAATGGAATTCTATCACTTGATATTGACATTAAGTTTCTAAATAAAAGTTGGAAATTCTTATATACATAACTATCTGTTGTAGTTTGAGCGTCAGGTATATTATTTTCTTCAAATCCAGCACTGTTTGTTAATAACGTACCGTTACTATCAACACTAGGTCTGCACCATCTTAAAAACATCTCTTCAAATTGGTCCAATGCTTCTTTATCGAAAATTGAAAAAATCTCTTCAATTGATGAATACGAATCTTCGTCTCCTAATGAAAAAGCTGATTGTCTTTTTTCACTTGATAATATTTTTTTAAAATATTGTGACGGTCTTGGCATTGATATTTTA